CCCTACTACTGTTGAGGGGCATTTGGTCTTAGAATACCTTTCAGCATCATAACGCAAATTAAAATAAATAACCACAATGGCAACAACTAAAATCACATCAAACGTATTAGCACTCAGTGCTGCACAAACCAACATCAACAATGATGGCTCCTTTACTTTGTCAGTGCCGACACTGATTAATAATACAGTATCTGTAAGCGGTAATTTAACAGTTGATACAAATACATTATTTGTTGATAGTGTCAGTAATAGAGTAGGTATTGGCACAATATCACCTGCTGTAAATTTTCATGTCAGTGAAGGTATATCAAGATTTGAAAGAAGTAGCGTTGTATTTAACATAACACCAAACTATACAGGATTAGGAAATGTTGCATTAGATGTATCTTCAAATAACGGTATCGTTTTTAGAACTAATAATATTGATAGAGCGGTGATTTCTAATACTGGCAGTGTTGGTATCGGAACACTATCAGCTTTGATAGGAAAATTAGATGTTGCTGGGAGTCCTACAACTACAACTCCTTCTGATGTTTTGGTTCTATCTCGACCTTACAATGCTGGTATAGGTCTTCACACGGCTGCATCATTTAAGTTAGCTAACCCTAGCTCAGGCACAAATAATACTAGGCTTGACATAGCATTACAACAAGGAAACTCAGTATCACCAGTAACGCCTGATACTATAGTTATGACACTTATGGGCAACGGTCGTGTTGGCATCGGCACAACAACGCCTAATGAAAAATTGACAGTCACTGGTAATATTAGTGCTAATGGTAATGTATTTGGGAACAATTTAGTATACACAGCTGGAGATCAAACAATCGCTGGAGCAAAGACATTCACTAATGATATTGTTGGCAATGGCACGGCTAATAGATTGCCAAATCAATTAGCAGTAGCTTCATCTGATATAATTACAAAAGGATTAGCTGATACCAGATATACCAGCAGAAACGAAAGAATAACAGATGATACTACATTTCTTCAAACCACATGGGAGCAATTTTTAGATTTTGATGATCAATATAATGCTGATCTAACATTAGCTGCGGCTTCTGGCGGAACAACATTCGGTGCGTCTCCAGCAGTATTTGGCGATGTGTGGACTACGAGTAATGCGGGAGTCACGGCTTTTAACGGAAATGATGCTCATACTCACCGTGGCATTTTTCTTGTCAGAGGGCCAACAGCAAGCAGCCAAGCTTTTTATATTGGTATAAACAGAACAACTATACCATATAATTTAACAAATAGAATAGATGAATTCACTTGTCGAGTGTTTGTAGGCAGTACTGATTTTAGGACGCAAGGATACTTTAAGATTGGAATAATACCGAAAGGAGGAACAGGAGGCGCAGATCAATCTCTACGTGGAGGTTTAATTTTTAACCCGTACTTAAATTCAACTAATTTAGTCCTCGGAGTTAATAAGGCTGCTACTGCATCTCCTTACACATTTACAACTACATCTGCAAATGTTGATTTCTTAGATACTGGTGTTAATTTTATCGACCTACTAGATAAATGGGTAAATATTACTTATAGAATTGATCGCAGTGTTGGGCCTACTATCACCATAATTATCACTAGAGAGAATGTAATTCTATTTCAGGCTAGTTATAATATTGCTACTGATCCAGTTGTTAGTACATGGGCCAGAAGAGCTGACTTATATCTTCTAGGGGCAAGTAATGAGATTGGCATACAAAATGGCAAATTCACTTATACTACTCGCTCTCAACTTCACATAGATTATCTCTATTATAAAGTAACAGGAACTTCTGCTGCACCATCAAATTGGAACTCACTAAGATTTTAAGATATGAACTTAACAACAAAACAACAAATAGATATTGACATCGCCAGTATAGAAGCATCAGCAACCACATTCTTGAATGCTGTCAATGCTGCTATACATTCTCTTAATGACTCACACCGAGTTTTTTGGAGCCTACCTGACGATAGATTGACAGCAGTTCTACAAAAGCTATATGACAACAATCAACTCTTGTCGTTATTTGCTAACCATGAATATAGTGCTGCCGCATTAAATGAAATTAAGAGCAGAGCAAATGGCGAAGGAGTCACAGCGATTGCAGTTGCTACAAGAGAATTTCAAATTATTGATGGGATTTTATCTCTAATTGCTAAACCGACAATAGAACCAGAAGTTATTGTCGAAGAGCCTATTAATATAGTGTAATGGGCAGTCTCGGCTTATCAAAACGTAATAGTAAATTTTATCAAGGATTTTATGCTCCCAAAAATCCTTCCAAATATATTGGCAAATTGGATAATATAATTTATCGATCTGGTTTAGAATTAAAATTATTTCGATGGGCTGATAATAATGCGAATGTTCTGGAATGGAATAGCGAAGAGGTTACTATTCCTTATTTTGACAGTGTTCAAAAGAAAAATCGTAAATATTTTATCGATGCTTACGTAAAAATAAAAGAAGGCGATAAAATTAAAAAATATCTTATAGAGGTTAAACCTTGGAAACAGACCCAAGAACCAAAAGCCACTAAAAATAAAAAGAAATCCAACCTGCTTTATGAGCAAGTAACATGGAAGAATAATTGTGATAAATGGTCGTTTGCTAGAGAATTTGCGAAGAAGCATGGCATGGATTTTATTATTATTACGGAAAAAGAATTAAATTGATAGAATTTACAAACATTAAACATAAATAATAGCATGGCGTTGAAACTTGAGGATAATAAATCTGAAAATGTATTTCCTCTTTCATATAAGAATTTTTTAAAAGTTCCAGGAGTTTATATAATAACAAACATTTTAACGGGTAAGCAATATGTTGGAGAAAGTTTAAATGTCTGGCATAGAATGTATATTCATAGAAATAATGAAAGAAAACAAGTAATAAGTAAAGCTATTAGGAAATATGGGATAGATAACTTCAAAATTTATGTTGAGTATTTCCCATATTCCACCAAAGGTGATTTGCTTTTGGTGGAAGAGACACTGATAAGTAAAATGGAATGTATATCACCGAATGGCTATAATATTTGTAAAATGGGAAAAGAATACCCAAGTAGAAAAGGTATCCCAAGACCACCTAGATCGAAAGAGTGGTGTGAAAATATATCAAAAGGTTTAAAAGGTGGTAAGCTATCAGAAACGACTAAACAAAAAATGTCATTATCGAGAACTGGTAAAAAATTATCAAAAGAGACAAAAGATAAAATTTCTCTTAAACATCGAGGGAAAAAACTTTCTGTTGAAACTGTAGATAAAATGAAAATAAACAATCCTAATAGAAAACCAGTTCTTCAATATGATATTTTAGGAAAATTTATCGCCGAACATACTTCATTATACGAAGCTGAAAGATCGGTGGGTGGAAATGCTACCAATATTGCAAGTGCTTGTAGTGGTAAATCTAAAACTTCATATGGTTTCATATGGAAATTTAAAAATTCTTATTAAGTAATTATATGTTGAAACTTAAATTAATCGCAGAAAATCCTGATGTGTTTGATAACTTTGAAGTTATCGAAGAGCAATCCAATCGAAATAGTACATCCAATCTTTACGTTAAAGGACCATTCATTGGTTGCAATAGCGTGAATAAAAATAAAAGAATGTATAAACTTGATGATACAAGAACTGAAGTTCAAAGATATATCAACGAGATGGTTCTTCCAGGTAGAGCGATGGGTGAGTTGAATCACCCCACCAGTGCTGATGTTAATCTGGAAAGAGCTTGCCATTTGGTCACAGAATTGACTGAAGTTAATGATTATTTTGTCGGTAAAGCAAAAGTATTGTCAACACCTACTGGTCAAATCCTCCGTGCGCTTATCAATGATGGCGTTAAAGTTGGTATGTCCACTCGTGCATTGGGACAATTGATGGAAAATCGTGATTATAATTTGGTTCAGAACATGCACTTGGTAGCTATCGATGCTGTTGCTGATCCATCTTATCCAAAAGCATTTGTTAATGGTATTCTGGAAAGTAAAACATTCGTTATTGAGCAAGACGGTTCTTTTGAAGAAGTCTATGAAAATTTTGAACAAACGATTAAGACCCTTCCAAGGCGTGATGTTGATTCTTATCTTCGTCAACAAATCATAAAATTTATCAATAGTATCTAAATAATAATATGGGTAAAACATTTAAAGATATGAAAAAAGAAGGAAAGGTTACTTTAGATGGTCCTAAAGTGAAGGATCGTAAAGCTTTCGCACCTTCTACACAGAAGCATAAAGCCGAAAAAGGTAAAGGTTCTTATAATCGTAAGAATAAGCCACCTGAAGAAGATGCTGAATTTAAAAAAGATGAAACAAGCGAAGTAAAAAAAGCTGATCTGAAGCGTATGCGTAAAGAAAATAAAGGTAAAAAATTATCTCCTCCGAAACAAACTAAATTAAAAGGAGGACTTCAAAAAACACTTAAAAAAGAACTCAACGAGTCAGCATCTATCGTTAAATTTATTGAAGCTATCATGACTGAAGACCATGCTAAAGCTCATAAATATTTGAAAGATACCATCAATAAAAAGATTCAAGAGAAAATTTCTCAAGAAATTGAAAAACCTTTGTTCTAAAACATAAAAAAGTTATATCAAATCTCTAAATAATATTATGAAGAAAAACAAACAGAATCTTTTCTCTGAAGACGTTCAAAAAAGTCTCGGTCTTTCCGACGAATCCGTTAATGCTATCCAAAAAGCTTTGGAAGCTAAAGTAGATCTTGCAGTTGAAGCTGCATTGGTTGAACAGGATGAAGTGTATGCTACCAAATTGGGATCAGTTATGGAATCTCTCGATAAAGATCGCACCATCAAAATGAAAAAATTGATGGAAGCTTTCGATAGAGATAAGACTGCCAAATTGGTTAAAGTTGTTAAGAAATACGAAAGAGAACAACAAGGTGATCTGATCAGATTCAAAAAACAACTCACTGAATCTGTTAGTGCTTATTTGGAAGAATTTTTGAGTGAATCCATTCCTGCTAAAGATATTGAGCAAGCAGTAAAGAATAAAACTGCTATGAATGTTCTGGAAAATCTTCGCAGAGTGTTTGCAATTGATTCTGCTGTCATGAAAGAATCTGTTTCCGATGCAATTCTACAAGGTAAGACTGAATTGGATAAACTTCGTAATGAGAACGCTTCTTTGAAGAGCAATCTCAAAGTTATCACTGAAGAGAAAAATAACACACAAGTTAAACTCTTCCTCGAAGGTAAGACTTCCAAGTATCCTGAATCTAAAAAGAACTTCATTAAGAAAGCTCTTGGTGACAAGTCTCTTACCTTTATCAAAGAAAATTTCGATTACACAGTGCGTCTTTTTGAAAAACAAGAGAAGAAACAACTTGAAGTAATCAAGGAAGAAGCTCTCCAAAACCGTAAACATAAGCCAGATTTCGTGAAAAATCAAAAAATTATCACGGAAAAGGTAAGTAATGATGTAGAGGAAAATAATCCTTATCTGAGTGTCCTTCAAACGATGGAATTCAGAAGATAATTTCCACCCCGCACTATGAGGAATTAATTCCTGAACAAATGTGAATAGAAAGTCAAATATATATGAATATCCCACAAACTGATTTAAATGGCTCAAAAATGCAACGCGCAGTCGCTAAATGGCGTAAAGTGCTGGACTATAGCTCGAACTCGATTCCTGCTATCCAGAACGAACACGTTTACAAGACTACCGCTATGCTGCTTGAGAACCAAGAACAGTGGTGCTTTCAAGAATCCAATACTGCCGCTAGTGGTGGTGTGTTTGGAGCAACGACTTCCATTGGCAATGGTATCGCTAATACCGATGCTTATGCTACTGGTGATGCTCGTCTTCCAAAGATTCTGATTCCTATGATTCGACGCACTTTCCCTGAATTGATTTCCAATGAGATCGTAGGCGTTCAGCCTATGGGCGGTCCTGTTGGTCTTGCTTTCGCTCTTCGTTACGCTTATCAAGGCGATACCCTTAGCAATATGGATATCGACGGTAAGAGTGCAGGATCGAACGGAACTAACTACCGTTCAAACGGTTCTAGTGCCTACGAAGGTAGCACTGGTCTTCCGAACGACGAACTTGGTTATCAACTTCTGGACACACGTTTCACTGGCACATCTGCTGGTTTCCTTTCGGGTCATGCCGAATGGACATTCGCAGATCAAGACCGTGGTATTGCTGAACTCTTGAGCAACTACGAATTGACGGGTAAAATCCCTCAAATCGAACTCAAGTTTGACAAAACTGCTGTTGAAGCTGGAACACGTAGACTTGCAACTCGTTGGAGTGTAGAGTTGGAACAAGACATCAAAAACATGAACGGTATCGATATCGATGGAGAACTTACGAATGCAATGTCGTATGAGATCCAAGCTGAGATCGACCGTGAAGTTGTGATGCGTATGATCCAAACTGCTTTCAATGCTGGTGCTGGCGCAGGTTTCTCCATCTGGAGTCCTGTTAGTGCGGATGGTCGTTGGACTGCTGAAAGAAACCTTACCTTCTATCAACGTTTGCTTATCGAAAGTGGTCGTATGGCTGCTCGTAACCGTAGAGGTGCTGCTAACTTTGTTATCGCAACTCCTCGTGTTTGCAGCATCCTCGAAATGCTTCCTGACTTCAAAGTTTTTGAAGTTAATGGAACTGTTTCCACGGCTGGTGTAGGTATTGCTAAAGTTGGTACGGTTGGTAGCCGCTGGACGGTTTATCGTGATACTCGGACTGAAGTTCAGAACACTTCACTCTATAGAGATAATAACTACTACACCAATCCTCCTAACGGTGGTGGCGGTGTTGAGTATGCTCTGTTGGGTTACAAAGGTTCTGAATACTATGACACAGGTATTATTTACTGCCCATACATCCCGATTATGGTGCAACGCACAATTGGACCGAATGATTTCGCTCCTCGCGTTGGACTCATGACCCGTTATGGTATCGTAAACAATATCTTCGGTGCTAATCTTTATTATCACCTGATCATTGTCAAAGGTCTTGGTACTGCGTTTACTCCTGGTTCTGTTAGCACTTACCTGTAAGTCTAACTCTTAGCAGACACGCTAATCAAATTTATGAAACCCGATGCACCGAAGAGCATCGGGTTTCCTCGTTTATACGTTAAATAATATCAATGCAATTATTCAATCAATTTTTCCAAATCCACGAAAGTCTTGATAATCCATACCCTTGGAAGAATACGTTCAAAACCGAAGAAGTCGTAGATGATTGGGATGATAGTGGAGATGAATATCCCAAAGATGTTCTTACACCAACTCAAATAATACATTTCAAAACAGATGAAGGTGTTCCATACATTTGGTATGCAAAGCAAAACAGATACAATGACAAATACTGGGAAATTGCATTCGGGGTTGTTGAAAAAGATAAAGGAGATGGTGGCTACGAGACAAATATTGAAAAAACGGGAACAGGTAATGCATTTCGCGTATTCGCTACAGTAATTGAAATTACAAATTATTTCGTGGAATATGATGGAGATAATTATGAAGTTCAAAATTTAACCTTTTCATCTAAAGGTAATAACCGAACATCTCTTTATAAAAAATATCTAGTTCCCCGAATTGAAAATTTTGAAATATCTGATGAACAGAAAAATGGTGATGAAACGGAAATCCATCTTCAACGTAATTTCTAAAATTTGATCAATTTTGCTAAATAATAACATGAGCATTTTTACGTTCCAACAAAACCTTCTGTCCGCTGAAAAAACTGGTAGTCCTAATCTTACCAACACAACACTCTCTGCAACAGGTGTTACATTCCTATCTGGTGCTAATGTGGTCGTCGCCACTAGACAAGTAGGTGTGGTTTCTCTATCCACTACTGATGTGGGTCTAGCATTCGATCCTGTTGAATTTTCAGTAGGTTCCACTGTTAATACTGCATCTGCATTCTCTCTTACCACTTATCCAAGTGTTACAGTGAATGTTCTTGGTTCAGTGTTCAATATTCCAGCATCGCTTCACAATACTCAAATGGCTATCGTGAATACTGATGGTTCATATTCTGTGTTCCCATTCCTGAGTTCTGTTGCAACTGTTCCAACATCAGCATTCTCTGAAACATTCTCTGTATCTACTCCTGATACTCGTAGAAAGAGATTGCTAGGATATTAATAATAAGCACTCTTATTCTTTATTTATATATGAAAGCACACGGTTGATTCGTGTGCTTTTCTCTTAAATAATAATATGTTTAATAGGGGTAGTGGTTCTGGTGTAGAATCTAAAAGAACTGATGAATCATTTTATAGTGGTATTGTCGTAAAGAACGATGACCCTTTGAAATTGAATAGAGTAAAAATTTACATTCCCGAATTATCCAACCAACCTTTTGATAATTGGTTTGAAGAATACGATGAGATCAATGTTAAAATTGCAGGTGTCAATAATCCAACTGATAATTGGAATGACATTGCAATATTCAAAGAAATAGCCAATACCATCCCATGGGCAGAACCATGTTATCCAATAATCGGTGAATCGGGAAATGCTCGATATTACCAAAATGACGAAGATAGTATTTCAACTATTTCTGATTGTAATTATGAAGAAGGGTTTCAAGTGAATGATAAAGAACCCCCGACATTACAAACAGGATCATTCTCACCAGCATTTATCTATGAAAACAAAGATACTATCATGGGAGACGCTTTCAATAAACCAATTGATGCATTCTCTGTGAAGTGTAATACATATTCATTTGGTTACAAATCACAAAAATTTAGTAATAAAACAAAAGGACTAATGGGCGTTCCTGAAGTTGGTTCTAAAGTGTGGGTTTTCCATTATATGGGTGATTTGAATTTCCCCGTTTATTTCGGAGTTATTCAAGATTATAGAAGCCTTACACTTATCAATAGAACCGATAACGAATCCAACATTTCCCCTTACTACCCTTCCGATTTTGAAAATTAATTATGTCTAAAAAGAAATATAGAAACCGCACAGTGTTAAACCAAAGAGGTGGAGCGATTGTTATCAACAATACAACTGATAATGAATCTCTACATATTTCTCAAAGATCAGGTAGTAATATTCTACTAAACAATGTATCGAATTCTGAATTAGCGACAAATAATAAACAAACTTTAGTATTGAATGATAAATTTGATACCATAAAAGGAGATTCCAGTGAATTCGTAGTAGGTGGGAAAAATGAAAGAGTTGGTGGCACGGTTTATAATTACAAAGGATTTATAGATGAATCAGAAATTCAAGCATTCCAAGAATGGAAAGATTTGGTTAAACCTATTGCTGATAACAATTCAAAATTTAAAATAAAAAGAGGTGGTTTATCATTGCCTAATGGTGTATCCAATTCTCCATCGGGAAGTCGCGATGATAACCCTGTCATCGGTTCCAAGGTATTTGTAGTCGAAAATAAATTCAAAGGATATACCAAAACACCTTATAGAACATCAAAATTTGATGAAGTGACTACGTATGTTCCTGTTACTGAGAGAAGTGGAAAATCAGCCAAAGAAGAATCAATTACTCTTGAAAATATTGAAAAGAGTGCTGGTGGTGCTGGATCTCAAGCTCCAGGTGTTTTAGAATTTGGTGCTTCCAAATCTGCTGCAACGGAAAATGGTGAATGGGATAAAGATCAAGATGCATTGGACATCGATAAACAATTTTTAGATGCTCAGGAACAATTAACCAAGATTGAAGAAAAAATGGGTGATGGTGGCGATGAACATCTTATCACCAAACGAAATAAATTTGAAACAATTGGAGCAGTCTTCAATGATTTCCCATCAGTTCGTATTGATGAAAAAGGTAGAAGTCAACCATTTGAAATGTTAGTATCCGATAAAGGGATTTATAAAAATCATGATTATGTTCCTCTAGTCGAAGAAGTTGATAATTCTTCTAATTTTCCTTGTGGTAAGGATCACGTAATTGTCGGAAATTCTTTCAATAGAATCGTGGGTTCTGGTGGTATTTCTATGAAAACCACTGGTTCTTTTGAAATGGGAGGAACTATTTTACGAGGTGGTTTCAAACAAATTAATTTGAATGCTTCTCATGGTATTAATATTGGATCAGAGAGCAATGTCGAGATACAATCCCTCAAGACAATCATTCTTCGGACAAATAGACAAGTGTATGTCGAATCTTCCATGGGAATTAAAAATAATTTAATTGTAGGGGGTGGGTTGGCAGTAGAGGGTGAAACATACCTTCAACACGTTACTGCGCCATTAGAAGTGCAGCAAACTGAAAATACAGTAGTGTTTGGTAAATTTGCCATCGATCAAGACAGACAATTGGTAATCGGTGAATGTAACATCGCTGGAGAATTTTATCCAGTCTATGCTAAAGCAACTCATGATTTGATCGTGACTTATCCACATAGTCACCATTTCAATAATATTCCTCTTAAACTCATGGAATCAAACGAAGACGTTCGTAAAGATGCTCATAAAAATAAAATAAATGCGCATAACACTGTTGCTCAGTCCTATGCGCAATTACATGAGAAGAAAACACCTGTCAAGGGTTAATTAACCCTCGCAAGATTTACATGTCATAATCGATCTAGATAATTCCTGTGAAGGATTTGATGAACGTTGGTAATACAAAGATTTGATTCCTTGCTCCCATGCGAAGATCATCAATTCATTAATTTCTTTTGGTTTTGTGCCAGCAGGAATCATCAGATTGAGAGATTGCCCTTGATCGATATGTGGTTGTCTTTGAGCAGCATGGGTTACAACTTCTTTCTGGGAAAGTTCTGCAAATGTTTTGAAAACATCCTTTTCATGTTCCGTGAGGAAGTCGAGATGTTGAACGCTACCACCATGAATCAAAATACTCTTCCAAATTTCTTTATCATCTTTACCTTTAGATTTCAATAATTCTTCGAGTTTTGGATTGCGATAAGTGAATTGACCTTTGGCAAGATTCTTAACGAAGTAATTACTGTTAAGAGGTTCAATGCTAGGACTCACTTGACCAAGAATAAAGCTGGAGCTTGTAGTAGGAGCAATAGCGATAGTAGTTGTATTACGACGACCATAACCTTTCAATACTTCAGGCTCACCAAACATAACTGCAAGTTCTTTCGTTGCTTCATCAGCACGTAAGCGGATTTTGTGGAAGATGTCGATATTCTCGAAATGAGCGTCCATACTTTCCCATGCAATCATTTTAGATTGAAGATAGCTATGATAACCCAAAACACCCATACCCAATGCACGATGATTCTTGGCGAAATTATGAGCAGCTTCCATCAAGCGATTGCCTTTTGTTTTTTCAATGAATTCCGTCATAACGGCATCCAAAAACATCACCATTGTTTCGACAGCATCTGTCTTTTCAATTTCATCCCACCACAGCAAATTCAAAGATGAAAGGCAACAAACAAAAGATTCGTCTTTAGTCGATGGTAGAAAAATCTCTGAACAAAGGTTACTTGCATTGATTTTATATTTTTTATCTTTGTAAACCTGTGGAGCTTGATTATTGGCATTATCAGTGAAGAACACGTAAGGATAACCTGTCTCAGAACGTTTCTTAATTACTGAAGCCCATCTGCGTCTTTTCTCTTTATCACCATCAACCATGGATTGCATCCATCCTTCTGGAATTGTGACACCAATAGACATCTCTTGAATAGAATGCCCCTCAGAGCGAATCTTCATCAACTCATCGAAGTCTCCATGGTCAATCGGCAAGTATGCCGCAAAACTGCCTCTACGTGCGCTCCCTTGGCTAATGATCTTAGCCACATTATCAAATAGTTCCATGCATCGAATTGAACCCTCTGCAACGCCACCAGTAGAAATTTTAGAACCTCTTGGGCGAATGTCTCCAAAATATCCAGACGTTCCACCGCCAACTTTAGTCATCATTCCCACTTCAGCTTGTTTAATTAGGAAATCTTCAACACTATCACCAATATGAGAATTGAAACAAGAAATAGGATTGCCTCTTTCATTACCAAAATTCATCCATACAGGAGTAGAAAGGCTATAAAAGCCACGAGACATGTAATCAATAAATTTATCAGCGAACCCGTCAATACCGAGTATTTTTTGTGCAGTATTAGCAATTTCTTGAATTCTCTCAAATGGAGATTGCCCCTCGCGGAGATAACCTTGTTCCAAGAATTTAATGGAATCCTCGTTTAACCAGTAGTATTTTTCTCTTGTCATATATTAAAATAAATCGTCTTCGTCGTAAGATTGTGTGTTTTTAGCGTATTCAACAGGTCTTGAGTGGAAAAAGTCTGTCATGTTTGGAGCGAGAACTTGCTCATCGAACCAAAATGTCTCATCGAGAAGATCAGTATCAATTTCAAATACTTTAGGGAATCCAATTCCAACCAAAGATTCATTTATTCTGTTCTTGATAAATTCTTTCAAAATTGGTGCTGACAAACCTTTTTCTTCAATACCATTAACCATCCAGTCAATGATCTTACTTTCAGCAATGAAAGCTTGTTCTGCTTCGTGTAGTATACGCTCTTCTAGCTCTTTGTCAAATAATTCTGGATGCTCTTCGCGAATTGTATCGATAATTTTCATACCGACCATTGCATGAATTGCTTCTTCATTCCGTGTATAACGGACTTGTTGATCAGTGTCTTTGAGAACATATTTATTTTTAGCAAACCAATTGATCACATAAAATTGGCTAAACAGGGAAACATTCTCAACAAATAAAGTGAAAAGAATCAAAGCATAAAGATATTGTTTCTTGGAATCTTTATAAAAACGATGCGTGTACTTTTTAAGATATTTGACACGACCTTGAATCCACTCAAGTTTAAGGTTTTCTTCGAAAATATCTTCCATGTTGAGTTCATCCAAAAGACGCTCATAGGCATTATTGTGGATCACTTCAACATTTGCCATGACAAATCCCAAATCAGACAAAGATGGATGGGGAAGATTCTCCCCAAGCTTTGACCAGAATGTTTTCACTGCTACTTCAATCTGTCCGATTGCCGACAGTGTGCGGACAATAATTTCTCTTTCTTTATCATCTAAAATCGTTTTGAATTGATGGTAATCTGCTTTAAAACTAAATTCCTTATCAGTCCAAAATCCTTGATGCATAGCCTCAATAAATTGTGTTGTCCATGGATATTTGTTCGGTTTTCTACTAACTTGCTCGTCAAAAATGCTCATAATCGTCTATTACTTATCCTCTACTTTCCCTCGTTTTTCTTTTATTTTTTTATCGTTCGTTTCGCTAAATATGCCACGAGCCGATAAAAAATCAACCCCCTTTTTTAGAGAATTTCATCGATGATTCCATAATCAAGACATTCTTGAGCATCCAACCAAATATCTCGCTTCATAAGCTCATCCAATTTTTTCATTGGAACTTTGGTGTGTTTTTTATAAAAATCTTTCAGAACTTTCATCAATTTGGTACATGTGGCGATTTCATCCTCCATTTCCGAGAACTTACCATAGACACCAGAACTTAATTGGTGAATGAGGAAATGAGCATGTTGTCCCATATATCTTTTAGAACCACTCAGACTAATCAGAGTTCCAGCAGATGCGGTATTACCATCAACATACGTATAGACTTTGGATTTCAATCTACGGATTGTATCGACAGTAGAAAATGCTGCAAAAATAACACCTCCAAAGGTATTAAGGTGGAGATGGATGATAGGTTCATAATTATCATCAAAGCTTTTAATGCTCTGTAATTTACAATCCAGTTCAAGTAAAACACGGTTCAATTCCAAAACAGACCCTTCATCAATATCAGCATAAAACAAAATTTTATTATTAATGACTCGAATACCACTATTAACAACGGTTTGCTCTTCATTCGCAGATGTTATGATGATATTCGGTATATTTGAGTTGTTTTCCTCTTTCTCCTCCTCGTTTCGATATCCCCATCTTTTCATATATTATTATTTAACATGGAAATCTATGTTATCAAATTAAATAATACCATGGATAAATTTTTACAACAAGTCTATGCTGATTTGATTCTGGAATATCAAAGTGGTTTCAACCCACCTCAAAGAGTTCCGAAGCAAGAAGTCCCCCAAGAAGCTGGTAATAAATTATCTTATAATAAACAAGTAATTGGAATAGCACCTCCAATGGTGACTGCTCATGTTTATGGCGAACAAGAAGAAGAATTGGAAGGAATTTTAAAAATCATCCAAGATGTTGAAGATGAATGCACGGGAAATTCCGATAATATTGATAATGCGATAAGAAACGCATTTGCAAAATTGAAGGAAAGATTAAACTCAACTAAATAATTTAGCAGACCCGCCATGCCTCTACTTGTAAGCACACTTTGGCGGGTATTTTTTATAATTTATCTATTTACCGCTTCGTGGTGCATAGCATCATATCCCCAAAACGCACCAGCAGATATCCAACCTTCTTTTGCAAATTCTTCCATGATTTCCAGCGGCATATCCGCTTTCATCGGCCAACTATCGCGAAAAGTATTTTCATCAGCATCTAAATCGATGGCAGCACCGTAAGCATGTAGGGAATAAGAAGAACCACCACGCTTCAAACGAAAATTGTAAATGCCACCATAATCTTCAGCTTCATTTTTAATATCAGGATATTTTGGGATTATATTTTTAATATTAGTGAGTATTCTCAATAAAGAATCAGCACATTTTTTATTGACGCGAGTTTTGGTGACTAATTTGCCATCGTAATACATAGGATATGGTAAAGTGACCGTTACAAGATTTGATTCATCTCCTGGATTTCCGTAAAATTTTCTTAGAGATGCTTGATCGCTTTTTGGCCATGGATTGTTTTTAGGCATCAATGAACGCAAATATTTTTTACAAGCATCTTGCGATTTCGGACCCCAGAATCCATCAGCAACAACACCGATTTTTTTCTGCATTTTTTTAATCTCTTCACTATTCATAATATTATTTAACTCCGTAATTCTCAATTCTTTTTCTCCATATGGGATATGATCCCGCCACAACAGCAGAATAGATAGTCCATCTCATAGTAAAACCTACACCAGCTTCCTTCATCAATTCTAAAAAGAGCCAATTCGATTCTTTCCAATTATATTCTTTATTAAATGGAGAGAAACACCAATCGTGAATCAAAGCAGCGGGGAAAGCAGGTCCGTAAGGTCCGATAATAGGCCATGCAAATTTAGGAGCAGAAATTCCATCTGTAATAAATCCTTTGGGGATGGTGAGTAATTTACCTTTAAAATAACAACGAAAATCTGCCAAAAGACGAAATTTTCTCGTTCCTTTAATGATGCCCAAATCTTCTAATTTAATTGTATCTGGAAAAACATTTTTATTTAATTCACCCATATTATTATTTAGTACTTGACAAATTAAAAAAATGTGCTAAATTGGAAACATGTTGAAAATAATTATCGTATCATTACTAACCACATTCTGCTATTCAGAAGAATATATGGCGAGAATTACATACTATTGGCCAAATAATGGTGGTCAAGTTGGTTATCAAACTTCTACTGGGAAGAAACCGATCTGTGGTAAAACAGTGGCAGTTGATCCTAGAATTATTTCATATGGTAGTAAAGTAAAAATACCACAAATGGGTCTAACTACGACTGCTATTGACACTGGAAGTGCAGTGAAAGCTAGATCTGCTTCTAAAAAATTAGGTAAAAATAATATTGTAATCGATGTTTTTTGTGCTAATTTTAAAATCGCACAACAACGGATCAAAAATTATCCAATGTTTATGAAAGTTATTGTTGAGAAAAAATAAAATATGAATAATAAAAATAAAGTAACCTTACTAGGGTATTATGGAGATGATACTACAATAGCTTGCAGTGCATGGACTTCCACAAGTCGCGATTTGACGGAGGATAAGAAATCTCGAATCCCAAAACTAATTGACATGCTATGGAGCAATGGTCATGAGACACCGTTTGAAAAGGGAGTGGTTCACTTCCTAGTTGATACGGAAATCGCTAGTCACATTCATTTGCTTAAACATCGTATTGCATCCATCAATGCTGAGTCCGCTCGATACAAAGAGTTGAAAGACGATAAGTTTTATCTTCCTGATGACTGGATTGGTATCAATGCGTCTCTATCTCAACCTAAAGATGTTGAAGAATTTATTGGTGGTTATGAAACGTGGAAGCAAATTCTCGAAGGGTATACTGAATTAGGTAATAAGCTCTATCATTCTTGTCTAAAAGACCTTGAGCCTGTTCTTGGACGCAAACGCGCAAAAGAATCAGCTCGCTTCTTCAAGACTTACAACAGTCAAATTGAAGGAGACGTTATGTTCAACATGCGTTCTTTTGCCAACTTCATCAAGCTTCGTCGCAGCGAACATGCTCAAAAAGAAATTCACGAAATTGCTGACGAAATGCTACAGCTTGTGAAAAACATTGACGGTAATCCATTCGAACATACTCTGAAAGCATGGGGTTATTAATATGCGCTGTATTATAGCTGGTTCACGCGATGTGAATAAATATCAGGACATTCTTTCAGCAATGGAAGAATGTCCATGGTCATCTGAAATAACTGAAGTGGTTTCAGGCAAAGCTTGTGGTGTTGACACCATGGGAGAACAATGGGCTAAAGAAAACAATATCCCTATTAAAAAATTCCCTGCTGATTGGAAAAAATTTGGAAAATCGGCAGGACCACGTAGGAATGAGGAAATGGGTGACTATGCAGATGCTCTTGTAGCTGTGTGGGATGGGGGATCGAAAGGCACTAAACACATGATTGATTATTCTAAAAATAAAGGATTGAAAGTATTTGTTTATAATTTGAAAGAGAGAAAATCATTGATTTCTCAAATCTTTGGATAAATAATTTTGTTATGATTAAAGTATTAACAAATAATAGTGTTAAGTTGTGTTGTAAAGGGAAAAGTTGCCCAGTAGTCACAGAACTTACAGACGGTATGGTAGAAATCACAGATGATTTTGGTAATAAAATTATCGTGAGAAAAGAAGAAGCACTCCTGATTTCAGATGGTGTGAAAACGATTGATGACCAAAAACTTATTCTAGGATGAGTCTTTGGTTTCAATCTTTTGTATTAATTGGTGCTTGTCTGATCCTGAAATACGGATCAATTCTAAATCCCATTCGAGATCGTTTGACTGAAATGAAATTCTTTGAAAAATTATTTAAGTGTTGCATGTGTCTCGGATTTTGGGTAGGATGTTTCTTTGGGATGTTCTGGTCAGGCACACCTTTCCTAATCCCTCTTTGGGGATTTTACGCATCATCTATTTGTTGGTTTGCGGATTATTTCACCATGGTGATTGACAAATACCTAGATAGTTGAAAATTTTTATTAAATAATAAAATGAAGACATTCTATAATTTTTTCTGGGAAGCATTCTCAGACATTGGTAAATTATCTCCTGAACAATTAAAAATCAGTAGAAAACTAACACCTGAAGATTCTGAAAAATTTAAAAAAGTTGATTGGAGATCATTTTATAAAATCATCAATGCTTACATGGAATCGGATACTAAACGTGCTGACCCCGAACATAAAGAACATGAATGGTTTAAAGATATTAAAAATAACATCACCATTTATGATCCCGAAGAATACGCAGAGATGAAATGTTTTATCGGACCAAACAATACCAGCGGATATTGCATCAAAAAGGGTGATGAATTGGTTTCGGTTTTTTCTGGCATAGAATCTTCGGGAGATGCGGCAGTAAAAAGTGCTATTAAAAATGGTGCTAGACGTTTGGATTGTTTTGCGGAACAAGATGGTGATGGCAATATCATACCAAAAAAATTATTCAGACTCTACAGTCGAAATGGTTTTGTTATTGACAAAGATAAAAACGATGATACAATGCCTTATCCAGTGTTCAATGGTATTTCCTATTCTCTTGACGACGATGGCAACATTGACCGAAATGCTGAAACAGTGGTTGTTTACATGAAATTAGCACGATGATAGTAATTTATCCTAAAGAATATATGAGTAATGCTCCAAATAGTGATGGAGTGGAAGTTATTTTTACAGGCGATCCAATTCCCCTTCCATCAGGAATGTATGATACATTCCTGATGATCGTTGAACACGAGCCTAAAATGGCTGATTTGAATTACAAATTATCATTCTGTAATAACAACAATAGGCACACTGTAAAGACCATGATTGATTGTAATTTTCAATCTAAAAATTTGGAAACATTGATAGATAAATTTAAACAAACAGAAGAAATTTGGCTAACATGAGAGACGAATTAAACATCAGAGAACTTTATAATAAAATTCTGGAGGAACGTGCAGCTACCAGAGGTGTTGTATTATTTGAAAATGTCACAATTCCATCGAACAAATCCAATCCCGATTCTTTGAAATTTGACGGTGGTGTTTATGCTCATTCCGATGGTTATGCTTTTTCTAAAATTGGAAATGTTATCCTATACACTGGAGCAACTCACTTATTCATTTTCAATGGGTTGAAAGAAGCACTTCAATATCCTGATAATACTAAAAATGTGTTGAAGTCTTATGATGTTAAAGTGTGTGGCAAAATGAGTAAGTCTGATTTAGATTTCTACAATCAGAACCAACGTTCTCAAGCGATGGGAGAAACGAGAATAAAAAGTCAATCAGGAAGAATCTGGAAAAGTATTGAAAGTAAAACACTTAAAAAAAATGTCTCCGTCATCGCTTTCTGGTGTAGAGAAAAAGATATCACCCCTGAATATATCCAAGAATTAAAAAAATGTTTTAAAGCAACTGATCTTTTTTGGGTTGCTTCCGATTCTTCCAAATTTAATTATGATGGAGACACATATAGAGATTCTTCTTCTGGTGAAATTAAAGAATTGAAGAGTAGAATCTATCCAGAATTGTCTCATGATGAGATTGTTGATATTCTAATGAGAGCGCATACTGGATTCAACATGACACCATTTGAGAAAAAAGTGGTGTGGGAATTTAGAGGAGTTGATCCATTAGAAGTTAAACACGTTACAGGTGGATATCCATCTGTTGCTGAATATGGATATCGTAAAAAATTAAGCGAGAACACTGAACACTAATAATATGAAAAAATTTCAAGATTTCTTTAATGATTACTTCAAGAAAGTAGAGAAAAAAGATCTTCCTAAACCAGAGGTTTCCAAAGGGGAAGAAGTAGAGCAAGAGCATGTCAATCCTTCTAAGAGAAAAACAAAGTTAGGAAAGAAGTTAGCAAAAACGATTGCTAAACAACATGTGGAAGAAGATCCAGAATATTACTCCAAGATGGAGAAATGGCACAAAGATTAATTTTTCTGGTAATAATTATACCATTCATTAAATTGATTCTTCTTTAGAATACCAGCAACGATTGTCTTCATTTCCGTATCATCTGGTTCTCTACCAGCATTCAACTCTTCAAGAGTATATTCTTGTAGTGCTGCTGTAATATCTTTGAACTTGGATTTATCTTTGATGAGAACTGGAAACCATTCCATCAATTTATTTCCACTGAAATATTGCTTGAGACGTTTTCTTGTTTCATCTTCCGATCCACCGATGTTGGATACTTTTTCTTCTGCTCTTTTAACTTTATCCCAAAATTCTTTTTCATCAAAAAGACCAGAGCCTCTCGATGCTTCATCGCAATAACCAACTGCTTTGATAGTTTCCCATGCAGGATTTTGGATCAGTCTAGTCAGTGTTTTAATATTGAGTTTGTCTAGATTATGAACGAGCATGTGTTTATCCACTGCCGCTAAGATATTCTTTTTATCTTGTTGAGACAATTCATTGAATCTTAGTCTCTCAAATATCCCTTCGACAATGGGAACACCAGCAGCTTCGTGACCATGATAGCTACTAAATCCATTATCTTTTTTCCCTCTAGTCGTAGCTTTTCCAAAGTCATGGAATAATACAGCAAGATTAATAATAGGATCTTTGTAGGGAGAAGCATTCAGACACTCATAGATGTGTCCCAATACTTGAGAATCTCCTTCAGGGTGATGTTGAGGATCGTGATCGAAACCTTCCATCTCTGTAAATTCAGGGAGAATGTCATGGAGAATTTTGGTGTCTTGTAATTTTTTCAAGAAATTGGCAAGAGTTCTACCAGTCTTAGCAGACTTGTAAAATTCTTTTGAGATACTTTCTTTGGAAATAGCTTTCGGATCTTGAAGCAAATATTTCAATTCGATTGCTGCTTTTTTGGTATCCTCTTCAATTTCAAAATCCATCTTGGCAGCGAATCGGAAAACGCGAAGAATCCTTGTAGCATCTTCCATGAATCTCTTCTTGGCATCTCCTACAGCACGGACGATTTTGTTTTTTAAATCATCCAGACCACCTTGATAATCTACGATCTTACCATTCTCATCCAACCCGAAAGAATTGATTGTTAAATCTCTGCGTTCCGTATCAGCTTGAAAGGAATCAGTCTCAGTTGAGACATTCGCTTGCCTACCAATATCACCAGAATCAGTTCTAAATTTTGCCAAATCATAAACATATCCTTTCCATAGGATAGCATAGACTGGTTGAGAATCGTTCTTAGAAATATTTCTCAATTCAAAATGTTTCTCCAATTGTTCTACAGGAATATTGGTAGCCAAATCCACATCATCAATTGCGTTACCCATGAGCAAATCACGAGGAACACCACCGACGATATAAATTTCACCTTTTAATTTTGCTTTGATATTTTTCATCAAATCAAGAGCTACCTGAAGCTCCTCCGATTCGGAAACAGCTTTGTCCCATTTCTGATCGAAGTCTTCCACATACTCGCGCATGAGTTGACGATATAATTTATGGAATTTTTTCATAGGTATTTATTATATATTTTGTATAATTGTTTATAGTTATATTGATTTGCTAATGCCTCAAAACTAGAATTATTAGTAAATTTTAAAATATTTAATACCCACACTTTGAATGTGTTGATGATATGTAGATACATATCATCTAAAAATTCAACGAATTGATAATTTCTGTTATCCATTTTTGGGAAATTTAATCTCATATTACTAATTTCTAAATTACCGTAATTATCATGTGGGTTACACGATAATGAATAATCTATACCATCTAAAGGATTTGTATAAGATTCGAAAAATTTATCAAACTGTAATTGTGCGGTATCGTATTCGTCTGATTCGGGTTTGAAAGTTTCTCTTGCTAAATTAATGATAATATCGTTTAATACACGTTTAACATGAGATTCTCCGATATATCCTTTAATATCTCTAATAGCATTATAATCACCTTGCATAACGAAAATCCTGTTTGGAAACTTCACAGTGAATGATTTTCTAATATCATGACCAGATATGGATAAATGAGTAAATGGCTCCTCTTCTAAATCGATATAATTTTTGATCATAGTGAAATTTTTATCATCAATTTCGGCTGGCTTTATAAATCCAGCAGTGAGGAATACTTCAAACAATTCGTCTTCATCATCAAGCATGTCATCTATCTTATCATCGAATCTTTTCATATTTCGACAAAAATAATCAAAATTATCTGGATCAGATGATGTTTCCTGATCATTAAATGTTATTTTGATAGACTGATTATCCATTTCAATTCTATAAATTTGAATTTCAGAAGCATCTTTTAAATACTGGATTAGTGCTGAGTATTCGTAATTATCGTCATAATTTCCTTCCACCCATTTTCTAATAGAATATTCATCTTCAATTTCTATATCAATATCATCAGGTAAATTAAATTTGGAAATATCTAACTGTGAATAACCTGACATATCGAAATAACTTCTATCATCATCATCGTCGAATATATAATAATCGGCACTACTATGAGTCATTTGACCCTCGTATCGATCTTTAATATTTCTCAAATCATCTTCAATACTCAAAGCATTGTGTCTGGTTTCTCCTCTATCATCATCTCGATTATGCTTCACACGGGGGAAGTCTTGGTGATAATATTTGTTATCTTCATCGCTGAAGTAATTACCCAACAATTCTTCGATTTGATCATCGTAATAAGTCCCACCTCTTTTCTCATATTGCCCTGTAAAATCACCAGCAGTTATAGATTGTTTATTCTGGAGATAATTTTTAAGTGAGTTGTAAAAGTTTGGAATCGATTGATTACCATATATTTTAGTATCGGGTATCGCCACTTCATTACCCTCATCATCCTCTAATCGACGAACTCTCAATCTGGAAAGTGGTCTTAAACCATAACCAGCTCCTCTCACTCCACGATCAGGATCGACAAAAATTTCATCATTTTGAAATTCTTCCTCCGTCAATTCGTCAAAATCTTGAGCATTGACGACATATGCAACTGCCCCACCAGTTATCGCTTCTTGAATGGCGCAATAGAAATATGAACCACCTTGGGAATGGCATGAAGATATATTACGATGGTCAGACATACGCACAACATCAATCGGAGAACGAGACAATACTACAACATATTCAGGTTTCTCAAAAGCTGCTTCGAGATTATCTTTATATCTAGCAAACCAATCGAGATATTTTTTCTTTTTATCTTCTACAATTTTCAAAGCTGAGATAGCTCTACCTATATTAATTTTTTGTTCTTGATAATCTCCCTTTCCATATTTTGGGTCGATTTTGAGTTTACGGATGACTTCTCCTTTTTTAAGATCGACTTTATCAAAATTTTTAATTCTACGTAAATCATCAATGATATTTTGCGCAGTGATGTCAGTTCCAATAGGAAATGCTACCCGCATTTTGTCTCCAAAAATATGATCGAAAGGTAATTCATCTGTGTGTTGTTCGAGATAATTAATAACTTTTTGATTCATCTCTGTGATCAACACAGATTCATAAAGTTCTTGGACTTGAAAATTCATATTATTATTTAATATAATTCGTCCTGCATTGCTGTTAAATACTCTCCATCGATCTCTTCGACCATTTTAGATTCAACCACGCTATCAGGATTGATGATGATAATGGAAAGATTTTCGTTTCTGATATCACCTTCTCCTGTATTTTTATAGAAAGCAATATCATAATCACCTAAATCTTTTACATAATCATATCCATGATCTGTTCCATCATCAGATAGTAACTTGGGATACACTTTATCAATTCGAATTGTCAATTCATAAAGATAATACTTGTCGTATTTCCCTTCATCATTGATCATATAATCGGCACGAATTAGAGCTTGTTGTTTAGTTCCTGCATGAGAACCTGAAGTATAATCACTCTTATTGGGACGAGCCGATGAACGATAGACTTTGAGATAGTGAGTATTCAAGATATCCTGTAGCTTACTATTCGGAGATAGCTCTTGGATATCATAAAAGGATTCTAGAAATGTTCTCATAAAAATATTAACCTTCTTCAACTCCTTTTAATTCGTAGAATTCGTTAATAAAAGATAAATTACGTCTTTGAATAGGAGTTAATCTTCTTCCATGTTGAATCTCATAATATGTTTTACCCCTGTCTAACATGACACGAACCCAACCATTTTCAAATAATGTTTCATACACACTTCCTCCTGAATCTATACCAAGTTGATCCAAAATCAAATTACCAATTTTTTCATGCGCTCCCATTCCACCTTTAACAACTGCGAAATTACCATGCTTATCCATCCAAAAGCCATAAGGTTTATCCATGGGAAGACGCACCACACTATTGTATATCCGAACTTCATTGTAATTTTCTAAAAACAATTCGAAAAATTTTGAAAATGTAATCATAATATTATTTAATATATTGACTTGAGAAATTGAAGTTATTGTGGTAGGGCGTAGAGGACTTGAACCTCTACTAACAGAATCAAAATCTGCGGTGCTACCATTACACTAACGCCCAATTAAAAATGTGGATAAATATATTTGTAAAAAGTGGATAAAAGTGTAAGTATTATATTATGCCCACTTTAATTATTAGAGATTTTAAAAAGAGAGATACCGAAGGGAAGTTGAGAACATTCGTAGAATTTAAATGTGATGGATGTGGTGAAGTTTCTGATAGACCTAAAAGAATTTTCAAAAATAATTCTGAAAATTTTTGTTCCCATAAATGCTGGGCAGATACTACTTCTCGAAGAAGTATGGTTAATATATCGTGTTCTTTTTGTAAAAATTTATTTAAAAGGAGACAATCACATCTTAATAAAAGTAAATCTGGGTTATATTTTTGTAGTAGAGTGTGTAAAGATAATGCACAACGATTAGAAAATCATTTTCCAGAAATAAGACCAGATCATTATGGAACTGGTATTACTAATTACAGAGATATAGCTTTTAGGGCTAATGATAAAAAATGTTTTGGGTGTGGATATGATAAATATCCAGAAATTTTACAAGTGCATCACATAGATAGAAATAGACACAATAACACATTAGAAAATTTAAAAATATTATGTCCCACTTGTCATATAGAAGATCATTTTTTAGCTGGTGATGGATTTTGGAATATGAAAAAAATAGTCGGGAGCCAGAGATTTGAACTCTGACGAAAGCAATCCAAATGCCTCATGCTACCAAGTTACATCAACTCCCGATATGGTGTGTTACATAGGATTCGAACCTACTCAGCCCGAAGGCAAATGATTTACAGTCATTCCCAACTCTCCAACTTTGGCGGTAACACATTGTATCATAAAAATTATTTTGTCAAGAGCCTCCAACAGAATTCGAATCTGTATCTCCCGATTACAAATCGGGGGTTCTACCATTGAACTATGGAGGCGTATATGGCACTTCTGAAGGGAATCGAACCCTTATTTGGTGGATGAAAACCACCTGTCCTAACCATTAGACGACAGAAGCATGGTGAGAGTGACAGGATTTGAACCTATGACCACGAAGTTAAAAGCTTCTTGCTCTACCAACTGAGCTACACACCCTTCTGCTCCCAAGGTAGGGTTCGAACCTACGACAACGTGATTAACAGTCACGCGCTCTACCAACTGAGCTACTTGGGAATTAAAATATACTTCAACATTCTCTATTAGTCTTTCACCACTCTCTAGCAATTCAGGTTGCTTCGTTCACCTCTAAAATAAAAAACCTCATCTTTTCAGATGAGGCGCGAAATTCAATATGCACTAAAACACAATCATTCACGCCGCCACCTATTCGGTGTCGCTGCCTTCTCTTGATTATATTGTTCGTATTTCATGTTGTTATTAGTATTTAGCATTTGTTTCAACTTTTTCAAGTTTTTTTATTTTTGGGAGCGTCCTGTGGGACTCGAACCCACGTAACCTACTTGGAAGGAAGGCATGTTACCATTACATCAAGGACGCTTTATGTAGCGGGAGTCGGGGTCGAACCGACGACCTTCTGGTTATGAGCCAGACGAGCTACCACTGCTCCATCCCGCAATTGAGTAAGTATTTAATCACGAGATTCCGATTTGTCAAGTCTTTTCTCGTATGATTCAATTATTTTTGCATATGCTTTGTTTTTATTGTAAAGCATGTTGAGTTCTTCCACGATATCAGAAAGATCACCAATGTCTCCCCCATTTATGGGAGCGGAAATCCATCGATCTCCATTAGGTTCTGTGTATAATGTATATCTGTCTTTCATGTTCTGATTGTATTCTAGTTTTTAAATAAGTCAAGGGGTTGACAAAAATAAAAAATGGAGTAATATTTTTCTATGTCGAGCGACGAATTATTGAAAAAATGGAAAAAGGTGTTGGATTACAGAGATGATATCACTCCCGAATTGAGCGAATTTGAAAGATTGTATCTTGCGACTCTTTTTGAGAATTGGGAACGACATTTTTTGAAGTCGGAGGATACGGAATTACTCAAAATTATCGTACCCCAAATGCGTAGGAATAAAGGACAGATGGAGACAGTGGAAATAGAAAATCGTTTATGGGATATTGTAAATATTAAAAATATTGATGGAGATTGGACAAAATACGCTATTAATACAGATGATGTTATTATTGAAAAGGGTAATCACTCGGCATACCGAGAAACATTTTTGAGTAATTGTTGGGAAATGAAAAACGGTGATTGGGAATGGCAACCCTATTGACAAAATAAAAAAATAGGGTAAGATACTTGCGAAATGAATAAAACATTAATTACATCATTGGTTGCAGGTGGAAGTATTGTCTTCCTTGGTCTTATCTTCTTGTTCTCCGCTATCGGTAGCTTCAATGGCTACACGAAATTGGAGAATTTGGCGAAAGCTACACAGGAAGATAATAAGAACGTGTTGGATAATACACGAAAGGCGATTCGAGAAGCAGCATCTGTATCCGATAAGGAAGTGGAAGCTCTGACGAATATTATTACTGGTTACGCTCAGGCAAGAGGGGGTAACACAGCAGGAGAAGGTCAATTGGTGACTGTGGGTATGGTTCAAGAAGCGGTTCCGACGATTACGGAAGTCAAGACTTTGACTAATCTACAGAATATCATTGTGGCTGGTCGTAAGGATTGGCAATTCTCTCAAACCCGTCTTTTGGAAATCAAAAGACAAGGAGACGATATGATCACTCAATTCCCATCAGGCATCATTCTCAAGATGTTTGGTAAACAGGAAATCCAAGTCGTGATCGTGACAAGTGCGGAAACCAAAGAGAATTTCCAAACAGGGGAAGATAACTCCAACTGGATCAAGTAATGACATTCGGATATTGGTTATTCTTATTGATGATTATCCCCGTTGCGGCGGGGGTTTTCGCATGGATTAAATTCCATACGATTGATATCAGAGAAAGCGGTGTGGGAATCGCCGCTGCTCTGGTAACAATTTCGATGGTCTTGGGTTTGTCGAAGTGTTCCAATCAAAGAGATACAGAGACTCATTCAGGAAAGGTTGAAAAAGCAGTTCATATTCCCAAGTGGGAAGCAGAGTGGATAGAATTGGTAACACATTATTCTACTGACAGCAAAGGCAACACCACATCATACACAGTCCCTGAAACAAGACGGGAGACACATTACCCCAAATGGTGGGTGGAAACGACTTTGGGTAGGTATTATATCGAGCCTTGGTTCTTTGATCAGATTTCTAAAAAGCACGGAATCTCCGTGGAAAGGGGTTATCGTCCTGATTATGATAGCGGTGATAGAAACGATTATATTTCCTATGTGAATGATGATCCTGAATTTTGTGATTACCCTGTGACGAAAATCAGAACATGGATGAACCCTTTGAAAAATAGTAAAACACTGCACAATTATCAAAAGATCTCCAAAGAAGAGGCTCAAAAAATGGGACTACCAAATTATCCCGACAATGCCACATTTAGTTCATCGAGAATCGTTGGTGACACTGCCATTGATATCTGGAATTGGGATAAAATGAACAGTGCGCTCGGACCGCAGAAACATGTCAACCTCATTCTAGTAAAGACAGATAGTATTGAAAAAGCAAAATATATTCAGGCTCACTGGCAAAACGGTAAAAAGAATGATCTGGTGATTTGTCATGGAGGAACTAAAAACGCTTCCGCTGATTGGTGCTATGTCTTTGGTTGGTCGAAGAGCGAATTGGTGAAACAAAATATCCAAACTCTGTTCTTAACAAATCCTGTGAACGATAATATCCTAAAAGAATTGAAAGCAATTGTTCGCAAAGACTTCCAATCCCATGAATGGACAATGTATAAAGACACAGATTTCCTGATTCCTACGGGATGGGTCATTGCAGCATTCATTATCTTAATTATCTCCCAAGCAGCAATTTACTAT